CTAGAGGCTGCTGCTGTCGCGCTTGTCGCTGCATTGCTTGCTGAAGTGCTTGCCTCACTAGCTTTAGTTGACGCTGTTGACGCGCTAGTGCTTGCGCCACTGGCTGATGTGCTTGCTCCTGAAGCTGATGTACTAGCTTCGGATGCTTTGGTAGTAGCAGTAGATGCTGAGCTAGATGCACCACTTGCTGACGTGGCTGCCGCACTAGCCTTGGTAGTAGCTGTGGATGCTGACGTACTAGCACCTGAGGCACTGGACGCAGAGGCTGTTGCTGAGTTAGCTGATGCTGTCGCTGATGTACTCGCGGCTGATGCTGATGTGCTTGCTGCTGATGCTGATGTAGATGAGCCGCTTGCTGAACTGGCGGCTGCTGTTGCTGAGTTAGCCGCTGCTGTAGCAGAGTCCGATACACCTGTAGCTGAGTTAGCTGCTGCTGTTGCCGATGTACTTGCTGCGCTTGCTTTGGTTGTTGCCGTAGCAGCTGATGTACTAGCGCTTGAAGCACTTGCTGCTGCATCACTTGCTTTCGTAGTCGCTATTACAGCCTGTGCTGTTACTAACGATAGTGTAGCATCCGTATTGGAATCACCAGCACCACCATCACCTCTGAATATAGCCATTAATAGCCCCTAGGAAAACAAAAGAGTAATATAAATAAAAGGGAGGCTCCTATTGGAACCCCCCAGTTTGTTACTAAGCGTTTACTGCTAGAACTATACCAGCGTCTGGACGCAATACCTGAACACCATACAAAGTATCGGCAGTGTAGAGAGTTCCTAACCACTCCTGCTTGTACTGAGTTTGTGAACGGATAGCTTGTTGCTCTGCTAAGACCAAAGTGTCTTTGTGACACAAGATAGCAGCTTTAACAGCCCCGCCAGCGCTGTTGGCTGCAGCAGCTTCAATGACAGGCAAGTTGCTTGATACATATACGTCAATTCCGTACAGGTTGCCAATCTTACCGTTCTGAACGCCACGGCCTTCAACAAAGTCTGAAGACATATAACGATCAACACCCATGATTGCATTACGCAATGAAGGAGGTACAGTGAAGGTACGGTTGTCCATAGGAACGTCTGCATCGTCAAGCTTCTGGATAGCGTCACGGAATCCTGCATCGTTAAACACGTCAGATGCGGCTACCTGATCTAGTGCATAAGTCTGGATACCTGTGCTGCCGTCAAAACTATAGACGTTAGAGTGAACCCAATCAGATCCATCACCATCTCCAAAAGACTTACCCAAGTCAATCAGGTCAGTGTCAACTTGACGAGCTAGGCCGTAACCTGCGTCACCTGTGTAGAACTGACGGAGAGAAGCAAGAGCTTGGACTTCTGTGATGTCTTCAATCAAACGAGAGAATTCATAGTGCTTGTTGATGTTGATCAAGACTTCTGATTCTACGTTCATCTGAACAGTTACAGCTGTGTTAGCTGCTTTAGCAGTAGCGGAACCACGAGTAGGCTTAGGGACATGAATAACATCACCTTTCTTACCTGTCATGCTCATCTTCTTAACGAGATTAGCTAGTACTAGATTGCTTTTGTATGCAGCAACAACTTCGTCACTCCAGATTTCTGGGATGAACTTCGCTGCGCTTGTGTTATCTACGAAACCGCCTGTGGCGGGATATACTGATGTTGCCATGATAATACTTCCTTAAAAGAGTTTAGTTACGGACTCTACCTTCTTGATATGCTTGCATGATTTCATCACTTAAAGACAAATATCTTTCAGGGTCGTCCTGCATAAGTTTAATAATGTCTGAACGTCTATAGACTTTTCGTTTTGCCGTTTCTCCACTGCCTTTAGCATTGCCCGTAGACGCTGCTTTAACTGCGGTTTTACGACTAGCTTTTTCATTAACGGCAGTTTGAGTTACTACCTGTTGACGTTCCTTCCAGTTAGTGAAAAGTTCATCAGCAGCTTCGTAGTCATACTGTGTGTCCGCTTGTGCGAAAAGCTGTGTACGAATCTTTGACCCTTTGATCCAATCAACAAACTTAGCGTCAGTTAGTATAGTCTTCATATCAGGATGTTTTTCCTGTAAGTGGGACTGTGCTGCTGACTGCTTATACTGCTGAGTTACTGCTTCAGCTTGTTTAATTGAAGGATGATTCCTAATTGCTCTTTCGACAGCCTTGTCGGGATCAGAGAAAAAGTCTATGTCTTCTTCAGTTTCTTGGGTTGCTGGTGTTGTTGTGTCGAGTTGTGTCTGAATGTAGTTATCAACAACTGAACGTAATTCCCCTACTTCACTACTTTGACGGCCAAGTAACTTTTCAGCTTCTTGGTGCATCCGTACAATATCTGCAGTGCTTTTTCCTTTGTACTTGTCAGGGATGTCATCTTCAGGTGGGGGAGTCTCCTGTGTAACAGGTTCCGCTTCTGTAATCTGACTTACTTCTTCTTCATTTCCGCTGTCAACTTTTTGATTTTCTTCTTCAGTACGCTCGTCTATTAATCTTGCCATTATTAAACTCCGTGAGTAATCTCATTATGGAGGTGTATTATACAAAGCTTCTAATTATTAAGAGTTGGCCTTGCGTTCTTGCTCTAACTTCTGTTTTCTGTTCTTCATCCATTTATCAGTAGCACCCACAAAATCACCAGATATAGGATCAAGTCGAGAACGAACAGGAGATATGAGTTTTTTAGCCATTGACTTACAATCAAGACAAGGCATGTGTGTACAATCAGAGTCAGCCATGCGTTCATTCACATGGCCGTTCTCACATTCAAAATCAAATAGCAAGGCCATTAGGCTGCTTCTGCTTCTTCTGTGGCTTCCTCTGCTTGTATACTTTCTTCGGCTGCTTCAATCTGAGCTTCTAAATTAATAATATTTGCGATAATGGACAGTTGTCCTTTACGGAAGTACATATCGTTACTATCTTTAGTTGCTTCAACCGAATTAATAACATTTGCGTTATTTGTAAGATCTTGTACTAAAAGTTTAAAACCTTCATTTGCAAATAGGTCGCGGTATGTGTTATAATATTGTTCTAGTTCTTTATCAATCATTTACTGTTTCTCCCTTAGGACAGTTATTTAAGTAATGTACCTACCTATTATACCACAGTAGACTGTTAAAGTCAAGCTATTTATTTTTTACTTTTTTCTTTTTAACTGGCTTCTTTTTAGCAGGTGGTCTTCCTACTTTAGTTCCGTATGTTCCTATACCCATTGGCATTTTATTTTCTCCTAGATTTAGCACCAGAACATTTCCAGCGCTTTCGTGATAAGTTGTTAGGTGTGTTTGGGTCGTTTTGTTTATCTTTAGATAGGCCCTTCTTAATACCAAGGCTTCTAGCACAGTACGCATCACCTTTAGATGTACCTGCTTTTACCCTTGAACCTCCGTCTTTAGCTTTGCCTGATTGACCATAGCTAATCTTTTTACCTTTAGCTGTAATCTTAACCTTAGCCTTGCCTTTTGCTGGAGTATTTTTAGGCACCTTGTACTTTCCCCTCTCTAGCAGCTACTTCCCTTTCCTTAAGCATTTGCTTGGATATTTCAATACGTTTTTGGAACTCTTTATCGTCTGCATCACCTGCTTTAAGGTTAGTTGTAACAGCTTTGATACGATCAATCTCAAGCTCTTGTGGTATGACCTGCGCTTCAACAGTAAGTTTTTGCGCCCTTGCAGCTGACTCTTGTGCTTGACCATTAAGTGCAGCGGACTGTGAAGCTTGGAAAGCCAGCTGAGCTTCCTGTGCCTGTTGTGCTGCTTGTTGTGCCGCTTGTTCAGCTTCAGGGTTAGGAGCATTAGCTTGCTCAAGTACCTTAATAAGCTCTTCACGATTGCTTAGGTTCATGTTATCAATAATAGACATGACCAGCTTAGGATACATAGGAGTGTCTGGAGACATAGTTTGTAGCAGCTGTACTAACTGAGTAACTTCGTACTCACGAGCAATAATACCTAGTGAGCTAGACGTATGGAACTTGTAGTCAGCTACTGGGTACATCTCAGGCTCAAACTGCATATAACGCCATGCTGCCTTAGTAACAAAAGGTATTAGGAATGCTTCTTGGAAGTTAATCAAGGTACGCTTGTGACGCTTAATAATAGCACCTAGTGACATAGAGACACCTGAAGCAGTAGACTGACCATTAATGGAACCAGCTATGCCAGCGGAATCAATAGCGCCTGTGGCTGTCTGCACCATTGTTTGTAAAGCTTGTGCTTGTGCAAAGGTAATCTGATTGACTTGACCAAAGTTAAATGGCTGTAGTATCTCTGACGGGTTGCCATTGGTTAATATAGTTTTTCCTGGCTGGATTGTAGGTTTAGCGCCTCTAGGCATACGGGAAGCATCCATTGCCATCATAGGATGTATGGTCAAGGCAAGAGCGTCTATCCTAGCGCGTAGTTCAGCGTCTAACGCCTTTTGACTGTTGTAGCCTTTCTCACATACTCCTCTGCCCCAGAAACGGCTAGGGACTACATCCCATGGGAATGCCACTACTGGACGATCCTGCATCATGTAAGGATTTTCAGAAGCTTTAAGCAATGTACCGCCATTAGCTATAACAACAACAGCTTCCACGTAATAAGAACTATCCTCTTCTCCGTCTAATTCAACAACTTCATCTTCTGAATCTTTATCGGCCATCGCTTTTACAAGCAAATGTCGAGGTACAAGACC